GTCAGAGTGGGCATATTGAGTCTTTCTGCCCACCAAGGATCCACACGCTCACGCCATTCACGGGCTTGTTTGGTACGCCCTTCTAACAGCGTACGGTCCCAACCAAAAACCTGTGCCACAGCATCTTTTAGTGTTGATGCAAATGATTCTCTGCGGAATCCATGAAAGTTTGTAAGATAATCAGCAATAGTATCTTTGCCCGAGCCAATAAATCCACATACTCCAATGATCATACCAGTTCCTTTACTTTGAGGTATTTAAGCGTATCTTGTAACAGTCCAATTTGTCTGCGGCAGTCTTCCAAGGCATGATGGCTTGTGGGTGGCTTGGGTAGTTCGGGCCACAAGCCAAACACAGTACGGCTGTCTCGCACCGAATAATACTGCCAAGGAATAGGCTTGTTATAACTCTTGTAGGCATGCTCAAGAATGTTCATGTCATATGTTGGACCTTGAGCCCAAATTCTCTTGGAATGCCAAATCAACCGGCCCAATCCGTCTAGAGCCTGATCTAAGGGAATGCGCCCTTCTTCTGCAAAGGCTTCATCACGTGCTGGAGGAGGTTGAGTAGCCCACCAGTCCAGTGTGCCTTGTTCGATGCGTCGATTCTCTTGGCTTTCCAGTGTGACTCTGGCATAGTATTGTTGGTCGTACCAACCGTCACCCAAGGGATCAAAAGCCTGTGCGGCTATGGTAAGAATAGTAGTGTCAGGGCCTGTTGCCAAGCCCTCAAGATCAATCATCAGGTCCATGTGATGATTGTAACACAACCGCAACGGATTGTCTATTGCGTTTTAGCCAATTACAAAGGTCAGCGGTTGTGAACCATCCACATACATCACAAGTTCCTGAATTTTGGCATCCATTTGGGCCTGTGCTTCGGCTTTCATGGCCGAGCCGTTCAAGGTGCCGCCACCTTGTGGTCCGGCGATGGTACCAAACTTCTCACGTGCTTCGCCAATGATCATCTTGCAGGCCGCAACCATATAGTCACGGACCCATTGATTGATCTGGTAATCACTCAGTAGTTGGATTTCGGGTTTGAGGTTATAGGTCCAAAGCAACACAACCTCGCCACCACCGGGGGGACTACGGATCAGTTGCAATTTCTTGGTAACCGGATTCCAAGTGTAGTTTAGATAGCCACCAAACATACGTGCGGCCAGTTCAACATATTGGCTGTAGAAGTCGTAAGTGGCCAGACCACCTGCTTGGTTGAAGTTGATCAAGTACACGTTCATTTGTGCTTGACTGAACGGGTCAAAGTTTGATCCAAAAGGTCCTGTGGCAATACCAAATGTGCGTCTAAAGATCTGGCGCACACTCTGCACTTCTTGAGGCAAGGTATAGATGTTTACCTGATTGACCAACTGCATGAAACTGTAACTTTCTTCATAGGCATTGTTGGCTCGTTGGCGGTAAGTGCCAATGGTGCGCTGATAAGCGGCTTCGTAGTGCGCAGGATCCAGTTCCAGATCAATGATCTGATCGCCCAAGGTCAGGCGTACATAATCGTATAATTGAGATTTGAGTGTGGTTAAACTATCTTGGGTTTCTGACATTGGGTACTCCGTACCCAATATTTAGCCCGTTACCAACTCTTGAGAATGATCAAGTTTTCTGTGCCACGCCCGTTCCAGGCAGTTTCTGTGGCCTTGATGTCTTTGAACAGTTTACGTGCGGCTGGCTTGCCTGCGGCCTGTACTGCTCGGACAACATCTGCTGGTTTACGCAGGGTCTTTTGCTGTGTTTCCACGGTACTAAATCCAATGATACTATTGTTCTTTACAGTAAACGCCTGTGTGTGGCTGTCTGCCACAAGGTGGATCAACTTGCGCTTTTTGGTATCGTACAACCAGGCTTCTGCTTTGTCCACAAGACTTGCGGCTGGCAAACTCTTGAGTTTGAGGTCGGCAAACTCTGCCATGTGTTTGAATTTTGCGGCACGTTTTTCTGGAGGCACTGCCTTGACCTTGCGTGGCTTGCGTTCCACTTTCTTGATCTGCACATAAGCACCACAGTCGTTGATCACTGCTTCGCAAAACTTCACACAATTACGCAATTGGATCTTGGAGAGGAAACTGTAGGCTTCCACTAGTTGTGAGTCCTTGCCCTCTATGGCCTGTTCAAACTCTTCCAAGCGAGCCTTCCAGTGATGACTGATCGCACTGATCATTTGTGGTGCCACATTCATGCCACGGATCACCATGATGGGTTTGAAGTCTGCTGACATTTTGGCGCCAGCCATCATAAACTCATCAAACATGGCTTCTAATTCGCCACTGCACTCTGATACCTTTTCGCGGAGTCTATCCTGGATGTTGGGCCGGGCAGGTTCATCATCTGCCACCTGGGCTTCTGCTTGTATCTCTTGTTTGATGGCCACAAGTTCTGCTATTAGATTGTCCAGTTGTATCTGTTCATGATCGCTCAACTGCAAGCCCATCATGCTCATACGGCATAGCCAACCTGTTGTGAGGCGCATTTGGCTGTCGGGCAGGGTACGCACCTGTCGTGCTTCCCGGGTTTTGTCATGCGAATCCAAGTAGGCCACAGCAAAGTCCTTGGCTTCTTTTTTGCCATAAAAGTAGTTGTACCAACCAAACGCATTGCTCAACGCACTGATGCGACCCTCTGTGGGCTGATTACGCCAAGTGGGCTCCAGTCCCACATATTTGGTGTCAGGACTACGTGGGTTAAGTGGCTTGAGTGCGGCAGTGACTTTCATGTGTTCTCCTAAACATGCTGTAATTATAGCAGATCCAGGTTTTTTGGTCAAGTAAACAGAAAGTATTATCTATAAATACTGCTATGCCAAGACTGTCACTTTATAGACCTAACCGGTCAAACGACTACCAATTCTTTGACCGCACAATATCTGAAATGTATCAGGTGGGCGGTGTAGACATGTATCTACACAAATACCTGGGTCCGTTAACCAATGACAACACCGGCAACAATGATGCCACCCTGCCCAAATACGACACGTCCAATCCGCTGTTTATCGAAGACTTGCTGTTGCTGGAGAACCGAGATCGCAACTATGATCCTGACGTGTATGTCATGCGTGGCGTATACCAAACACAAGACATTGATTTTGATCTAACTCAGTTTGGACTGTTCTTGAACAATGACACCTTGTTTATCACATTCCACTACAACAACATGATTGATGACATTGGTCGCAAACTCATGAGCGGCGATGTGCTGGAACTGCCCAACCTACGTGATTATAATCCGCTGAATGAAACCATACCTAGAGCCTTGCCCAAATTTTATGTGATTCAAGACGCGGCATTTGCGTCAGAAGGTTTTAGCCAAACCTGGCTACCTCACTTGTGGCGAGTAAAATGCACACCCATGGTCAATGCTCAAGAGTTTAATCAAATTACCAAAGAACCTTTTGAACCCAACAATATTTGGGATCCAGGTAATTTTTATCCTGGCGGCGTCACTGTGCTTGACGGAAACAACTACTATGTCAGCAAAGGCAATGTGCCGCCTGGTACTCCCATAACTGACACTACCTATTGGCAGCCAAAGTCAAACCCTTCCACTCTAGCAGACAAGATGAGTACTAGACCCAAAGATTTGGAAATCAATGATGCTATCTTGGTACAGGCCGAGGCTGAAATACCCAAGTCTGGATTTGATGTTGTGAAGTTTTATATTGTGGCTACCAACCTAGATGGCACACCTGCCAACCCAGAATCTGCTACCTACACCGCAGATTATACCATAAGCGACGCATCAAGAACTGTGGCCAACGAAGGCAATACTCCGCGGGGCGATGGTTATACTGCTGGCTATCTCACAGGGGATGGCAAAGCACCCAATGGCTTGGCCGTGACCGCAGGTGTAAACTTCCCTGTAAATCCCATTGCTGGACAATATGCACTGAGACTGGATTACTTTCCCAATCGCTTGTTCCGCTACAACGGTCGAACCTGGGTCAAGATCGAAAGTGATGTTCGTACCACACTTACACCCGGAGCCACCAACAATACTTTACGGTCCAGTTTCGTTAACAATACATACACTACGCCAACCTCAGACCTGGGCAACATTCCGAGTCGTCAAAGTTTGAGTCAGGCTCTTATTCCGGACGCTGCCAACGGAGATGACGGTGGCAACAAGACCGCCAATCCGTATCCGCCAACACAACCTTATCAACCATCGAGTTAAACTATGCAAATGTATTTTTTCGACGAACAAATACGCAGATATCTGCTACAGTTCACCAGAATGATCAGTCTATTCCAGGTAGAATATGGACGTAACGAGCAAGGCACATCAGACCTAATACGTGTGCCTGTGCGCTATGGTGACGCCAGCCGTCAAGCACAGACCATTATCCAACAAAACTCGGCTAATTCATTGCCATCCACGCCATTGATGACCTTTTACATCACAGGTTTGGACTATGATCGTCCCAGAATGCAGGATCCTTATCATGTGAACAAGATGCAGGTACGTCAACGCACTTATAATCCTGACACCCAGGACTACGAAACCACACAAGGCAATGCATTTACCATCGAACGCCTGATGCCTGTGCCGTACCGTATGACCATTAACCTAGACATCTGGACTTCAAATACCAATCAAAAGATGCAGTTGT